GTACTTTGACTGTAGTTCTGTATCTAGTATCAGCAAGTGTATGTAATGAAACTGCCATGATTTTTTCTCCTTATTGTGGGGCTGGAGTCTACTCTCCCCCTTTTACAATGACTCCTCTTAACTACTATTTATGCGACTTTTTCGGGTTCGTTTATCTTTTCATCTATGTCCCAGAAGTCCTCTGGACCTCGGAGACCATGCTTGTATTCGTAATATGTTTTTCTGGTGATACACTGGCATTTGTAATCGTGATGTACACAGCCACGGGTATACCTATAGATAGGTCTTTTTAGCATTTTAGCATCCTCTTTGAGTAGACGGATGCGAAGTAATATATAAGAAAGGAGGGAGGAATCGGGGGACATATGTTGACCATATGCCCGAAACATTTTAGAGGGTACGCCTTGTCAATAGTACATACATCCTAAAATACTATTTAGTAAAAAAAGATCCTAGAGATAAAAAAAATCCCCGCCGGAGCGGGGATCTAATTTACTTCTTCATAGTTCTTAGACTATTTAAATCAACTACATTACATCAGATTATTAATCTGAACACGACGGTAGTATACATTGCTGTTGCGAGCACCTGGACCATCAGTGGCCGCTGCTGCTTGTGCAAATGGATTTACCTGCATGCCATAACGAGTCTTAAAACCAATCTTGGGCTGGAAGGAATTCTCACCCACCGCACGAACCATCTGGAGCGGCACATATGGGCAGTAGAAAAGACCTGCATCATATGGGGATGAACCCTTATAACCAACTGTGTAGTATTGGCTAGCAGTTGCACCACCGTTTGCATAAGGAACAGTCATGTTCATGTATGGATCAACATACACTTTAAAACGACCATTCAATACACCAGCGAAGGTATTACCTGCTGAATCTACATCTAGATTAGTTGACATAGCTGGAGCATAATCCATCATGCCGGCCATAACGAATGCGGAAGCAACGTCGGCTGAACAGATGATAATATTACCCTTACCACGTCGAGTATCACGAGCAACTACGTTTGCATCACGCTCAATGGCAAACATCATGCCTTTGAAGCGTTCAACAGACCAACGACCATTTGAGTCAGTATCTAAATCGAAGATACCAGCTGTAGTGACATTAGCCTGAGCACCGACTTTTGAATTCTGATAAATTGTACGAATAACCTCTCGGTTAATTTCTGCCAAAATTTCAGCACTAAGAATATTAGCCAACTCAGTCTCGGCATCCAGACCATGAATGGCCTTGAGGTCTTGAGCAAGTTCCATAGTATACTCAGCTTTGAGCGCCCGTGTCTTTGCAGTAACGGTTGCCTTTTCAATACTAAAAGCCATCTCAGCAAAATTGTTAGTACCACTATCACCTAATGCTTCGCCTGCAGCTGTAGTCATACCAGTACCTGTGGTAAACGTAGCAGCTGACAATGCTTTAAGTACTTCTGTACCAGCCTGTGTGCCTGTTCCTGCGAAAGCCGTATCGGCCTCGTTAAACAGAGCTTCTGTACCGCTTTGTGAAGTATAATGTGCCTTCATTGCAAAGATTAGACCAGTAGGTCCAGTCATTGGCTGTACGCCGCAGACATCATATGCAATCAAGGAAGGCATCGCACGACGAACTAGCGAAATTAGGATTGGATCCCAATTTTGTACTTGTGCGCCTGTTGAGTTAGCAGGTGATCCCTCAGAAAGGAAAGATGCATCTTCTCTCATAGCCTTTTCTTGGTTTTCTAAAATTACAGTTGTAACGGCCCGACGATAAGCATCCTTAATCTCTGGGAGGTCAGGATGCCCTAGCACTGGCTGCCACTTTTCCTGTAAGTGTTCCGTTTGAAACATTGTTTATTTTCTCCCTATATTTGTAATAAACTATTGTGTTTCATGTCCACTAGAAGTTGATCCCATACCAAAAGGTTTGGATCGTCTAATAGCAGTCATGTAAGCAGCCATTGTGTCGGACACATCTACATCAATTTCCGTTTCCAGCGGTGCTGCTGTGTCATCATTGTGAAGTGATTGAACTTTTGGAAAATATGATTCTTTGATCGTTTCGACTTTCTCACGAAAGTTGGCTTCGGTCTCATACTCAACATTTTCTGTTAGTCCAGCAAACTTCTCAACTTCTGTATCAGCTAAATCGGAAGCGACATCACTTAAAATTTCGCTCTTTTTTAACTCTGCCACTTCCTGGGATAGTCTAACATTACTTTCTAGGGTTTCATTCAACTTGCCTTCTAACTCACCAACCTTCTCGGCGGCGGCATCAAGCATATCAAACTGTTCCGTAGGAATAGCAATATTATGTTCTTCAAAAAGTGTTTTTAGGCCTGTAATAAATCCCTCAGCGATTTCAGTCTTCATTTTATGTTCGACTGCCATCTCGTTGGTCTTCATCCATTCCTCAACAACATAGGAGAGATAACCGTCAACTTTCTCGGTCATATCTTCCTTAGCGTTCTCAAAAGCTTGTGCATATGCTTCTTCATATTCTTCTTCGATTCTTTCTAACTCTGAACGAATCTTAGCTTTAACAGCTGCTTCAAAAATAATAGCAGCCTTTTGCTTAAATTCTACAGTAAGTCCTGATGTTGATTCTTCATCATCATCACCACCTTCTGTAAGAGCCTTAACATCAGCGGAAAAGTCCATAGCAGCAATACGCTCATCAATAGTAATTTCTTCACTATCTTCCTCATCACTATCAAGAGAAACTTCCTCTTGTTTAGCAGACGCATCAGACGCAAATCCTTTACCACCGGGTGCACCAGGAGGTGTAGCCCGTTTAGCTTTCTTAGAAGCTTCTTTGCCTGGATCAGACGGAGCCTTTGGTGAAACAACTGCTGGTCCCATATCCTCAACTTCATCCTGTCCATCGATGTGTTGCATCGGCATCGCTGGCTCGGCATGGAGGGTGGGGGCGTTAGCAGGTTCTTCTACCAATTGTTCGTCCTCATCGACAAAGACATCTTCAGCAATAGCTTCTAATTCTTTGTTGATGTCTGTCATATTGGATAAACTCCCTAATTAGGTTTCTTGTTTTATTTATCAAAATTATAACTTAGACATGAAATTTGAGAATATTCTTATATTCTTATCTTCGTTATTCTTTTGTTTTGTGTCTAATAACTTTTTATATAAAGCTATTTCGACCTCTTTTACAACGCCATTCTCCCACACCCACTCTTTACCTTCCATAATACCTTCTACGAAAGCATTAGGAGCAGATGGATCTGCGACAATATCTGCTGCAGTTGCTAAGTAAAAATCATCCTTAACAACCTGCATATTTTTTCTTGGTTCTAATGAACCCATACCTCTTGATGAGACACCAAGTTTGGCACCTTCATCAATAAGATTTTTTACTATTTTACCATAAGGAGTGTCCATAATCTTAGCTTCACCAATAAAATTTCTACCTTCTGGTGAAAGTTTTGTAATCATATGGGATACTCGTTCTAGATTTACAGTAGGACCATCAGGATGGCCTAACTCTCCGAAAGCACGTTTCTGTTGAACATACTCTTTATTGTATCTTTTTACTTCGTTTTCTAAAACCGCTTGCGGATACATACGTCCGTTTCTATTTTTAATTTCGGCTTGCATAAAAACGCCACGAATTTTATAATTCTTTTTGCCGTCTTCTGCCGCTTCACAAATTAATTCTACTTCATCAACGTGTTCAGATATTAATTTCATTCTTATTCCTCTGATTCCTCTGATTCCTCTGGAACTTCTGGTGCATCTGCTACTATTTCGTCCGCTTCTTGCGGCTCTTCTAAATCGTCAGGCATCTCAGCATCACCAAAAACTTGGTGTGCTAAATTTAATTTGGCATTTTCCCAATCAGCATCACGTTTCATCTGCACTGCTTGTAAAAATTCATCGCCAGCTGTATTGAGGTCACCGGCTACCACAGCATCAACAAAACCTTTACTCATAATATAATCCTCTTTCTATATTTATAACTTTTTTAAACTTCAGGTGCCATATCATTATAATCATCATATGGATCCTGTTCTACACCCCTACTTGGATCTCCAAATCCACCTTCTGGACCTCCCAAACCAAGTCCTGCTTTACTATCTATTTCTCCAGTTTTCTTTTCAGCTGCTATTTGTTTATCAATAGCTGCTATATCTAGATCGGTTTGTTTCAATACTCTCCTTCGTACCCATTCTTTTGAAAAATATGTTCCAATATATTCAGTTAATGTACCCAACTGTTCAATACGACCAGATAAAATCTCTGCGTCTTGAATTTCGTGAAAATGATTATCACTATTGAAATCATAAACCAGGGACTCTTTCATAATATCCCAATCTTCAATAGTCATAATACCTTTCAGTATTAATTGGGTCTTTAATAGAGTTGTAAATAAGGCAGAAAATCTTTTTCGTAGTTTTTGAATAAACTTACTAAATTTTATTTCATCCCGTTGAATCTCAGAAGCTTTACCCATATTAAATCCGCTATCTGTTAAAAGACGAGAAGCAGGAATATTTAATGAGCGATAAAGTTTTTCTTGGAAGTAAGTTACATCTGACATCTCACCTAGATTTTGTCCACCAGGCAATGTTGTAATCTCTGTACCTCTACCACCTTCTCTGCGTGGCAACCAAAAGTCTTCTAACATAGACATTTGATTTCTGTCATCTTTTATTTCACCTGTAGAACCATCATACACAACCTTATTACGATAGCGACTCATCACATCTTTGAGATAAGCTTCTGCCTTAGGTTTGGGTAGATTACCTACGTCAATATAAAAGATTCTTCGTTCTGGTGCTCTACTGATACGATAGATAACCAACGCATCTTCCATCATACGGAGTTGGTTGGTAGGTTTGATAGCCTTTTGAAGGAAACCATAAACCTGTTTAGTTGTTGGGTTATAAATTCC